AAGCTGGTTAGCTCTAAGTCTTTGGCGGCAAAACGGATAAAGTCCAATAGGATTGGATAGGTATCTTTCTTAGTTAGGCTTTCAGTTAGTAATTCTTTTACTTTCATACGAGTATTTATTAGAAGCCGTTAGTTGATGTTCTATAAAAGATCTTACCGGTAAAGTCTGATGTCTTAGCCTGTCCAGGATACTCATAACTGACAGTTAACACACCAGGGCCGTCTGGCCCATTACCAAACATCACACGCAAGGGAATGTATGTGCCTGCTGTTAGAGCGACTGTAGTTGACACTTCACTCTCGCCGTGTAATCCGCCGTTTGATATAGTCACGTTAGTTAAGGTGTTACCACTACGCCAGTTAGTGATGGCATTGTCTCCAAACCATAAGTAAGCCCCGTCATCACAGCTCAAATATATTGTGTAGTTGCCAGTGTAGGTTACTCGCAGGTAGCCTTTTAGCATCATGCTGGTTGAGTTTGGTAAACTTGGTTCGTTGATGTCATTGTCTGCGGCATCAAAGTTATCGGGAGCGGCCTTTAATACGGCAGTGTCAAAGAAGTTTGGAACTTCGTTGTGATATCCTTGATAGTTAGTGCGCCATATGCCTGGGCTTACTTCAAGAACTTCGCCATCGTAAAATGCTTCAGTGTTTGGATCGTACCAAGGACGACCTTGTAATAGTCCGCTGGTGTTGGCATTATCATCAGCACCAGTAGTATAGGTATCTGGCAATAGTGTTAAACTGTAAGTATTGTTAGCACGATAGTAAGGCTTAGTACTATCTATATCACCACTGATTGTGCCATCAAGTGCTACAATTTTGCCTTGACGTTTGGCCTGTGCTATGTTAAGTTTGGCAATCTGTCTAGCCTCTTTATCTGCTAGACCAACAGCGCCTAATTCCGTTGCGTATATATTAAATTCTGTACCCATGGGGATTAATGATATGTCAAGTTCATTGACTCCGGTGCCCTTTAGAAATGAGTCGCTGTTGGTGGTAACATTCCAAATGGCGGCATAGGTATCAGCCGCTTCGGTGGAAAACTGTGTTCCGTCAGGCGGATTCATTGCTCTTGTAAAACTGGGTTGTCCGTTTGCAGGCACAAAAGTCCAAAGCCTACCTGTGGGGGGTGTACCTGAAGCATAGGTAAAACTGGTTATAACACCATCACCGCCTGCACACACATAATTCCATACTATGTCATTGGCAGGCGAAACACCTCCAAGAAGTTGCGTACCAAGCATAGTTAATTGGGCACCGGTAGCGTGGTATCCGCCAGCGCCATCTGCCACAGTAACATTGCTAAAAGTTCCGTTAGGGTTTAGCGTAAAATTTATTAGGGCTTGTCCATAGGTAAACGCTAAACGAGTATACTGTCTAGCAGGCGGTGCTGGTAGAGCAAGCACTTGTGCCATGTAAGCATCCGTTGGGCCGCCGTCTTTTCTAACAACAATTCCCTTACCGTATGCGTCATAGGTAAATGTGCCTGCGGCCACTAGAAAACTGGCAGTATGACTGGTAGCTGTTAATCCCGTAGGTGTTGATAATGTTGATATTCCGTTTGCGGCCATGTTTTTTATCCTCTACCAGTATTTAGTGTTTACTGCGCTGTATAAATATTGTATGAAAACCATTTACAGCTTGTTGACACTGTTGCCCGCCATACTATTTTTTGCAGGGTTTGTTTATAGTCTCTCGGTGCCCAGCGCACATTGTGGGCATGATTGGCAGATGCCTGCAATGTGGGGCATCATGATGCTGGCACACTTGACACCCTGGTTAATTTGGTGGCAACAGCGTAACTTTACCCGGAATTGAAAAACAACAGTGATACGCACCCTGTAACACTGCCCATGATTCCCAATAACATATTTCCAACAGATCCTGACGGTCCACTGGCATCCACACCAAATCTCGTATCAGTATCACACCGCACGGTCCTTGTATGGTCACTGTGGCGTTGTATTCTCCTGTGGTTGTGAGCAGAGTCAACATCACCGTATTGGCCGTACGTTGTTAGATAGCGGCTATATCTTTAACAGTAATTGTGGCCCACAACTTTGCCTTGTCTTTTGGCAGTGGCTTTGGCCAGTTTGGCTTCTTGCCTTAACTGTTTGGTTCCCAGTGTTGATATTCCGTTTGCGGCCATAATTTATATCCTCTAGTGATATTTATGCTTATAAATAGTCTACTATGATAAACAAAGAACCCTTTCAAAAGCTAATAGCGGATTTAAAAGACAATGGCAAGTATCGCGTATTCAACGATATTCTGCGTGAAAACGGCAAGTTTCCACAGGCAATTTGGTATGGCCCTTACAACATTAAGAACATAACCAACTGGTGTAGCAACGACTACTTGGGCATGGGTCAGCACAAAGTAGTGTTAGATGCTATGCACACAGCACTGGACATGACTGGCGCAGGTTCTGGCGGCACACGTAACATTGCCGGAACCAGTCACTATCATGTGGCCTTGGAACTTGAGTTGGCTAGCTTACATAAGAAAGAACGAGCATTGTTGTTTAGTTCAGCCTATGTGGCTAACGAGTGGACACTTATAGCACTGGCTAAGATTATTCCTAACATTGAATACATTAGTGATGAGAATAATCACAATAGTATTATCGTAGGCATCCAACATAGTAAGGCTAAGAAAGTTGTGTTCAAACACAATGACTTAGAAGATCTAGATCAAAAACTTAAGATTAGTTTTGCACAAGGCAATACGCCATGTGTAGTATTTGAAAGTGTATACAGTATGGACGGCGATTGTGGACACATCAAAGAGATATGCAAACTTGCAGAGAAATACAAGGCCATTACCTACATTGATGAAGTACATGCTGTGGGATTGTATGGTGCAAAGGGCGGCGGCAAGTTAGAGCAGTTGGGACTACAAGACAAGGTTGACATAGTCAACGGTACCTTGGGAAAGGCCTTTGGAGTCCAGGGTGGTTATATTGCATGTGACAGCATAGTAGCTGACGCTATTCGTAGTGTGGCAGCTGGTTTTATCTTTACAACATCAATGAGTCCTGTTACCTGTGCTGGCGCATTGGCCGCTATTAAGTATTTGAAAGATCACAATGAAATTAGAGAGAAGCATCAAGAACGTGCCCGCAAACTAAAGCACAGATTAGGAGTTGCCGGCATTACAGTTATGGCATGTGCTACAGAACATATTGTTCCTGTGCTGGTAGGAGATGCCAAACGTGCTAAGGCGATGAGTGACGCATTACTTAATGATCACAATATCTACGTGCAGGCTATTAACTTTCCCACAGTTGATGTGGGAACGGAGCGGCTACGATTTGCGCCTACTCCGTTTCACGATGATGGCATGATTGAGGAACTAGTTAAAGCACTAGTTCATGTGTTCAATACAAACTAACTAATTGCTATTAAACTCATTTTTTCTTTGCTCTCCCAGCTTTCATGTTAGCTAACCAATGTGCTAGTTGCCCTTTACGTCCGCCTTGCTTGGCAGTCTTGCGTAAGCTACTTACACTTGCTTTGGTGTTGATGCCGTGACGCTTGCTGTCACCTTTGTCTTGTGGATTCTTTCCATCAGCAAAGTTTTCATTCTTAATGCTTTCCCCTCCACCGCCATCGCCACCACCTGCATCTCCACCATCGCTATTGCCATAGTTTGAGAAATATCCATATCCACCATACAGTCCAGGACCATATGCGGCATTACGAGATTTACGTTTTTTCTTACGGCGTTCTTCTAAATATTGATCTTCATCAGTACGATGATACTCGCTTGCTTCACCCTCCAAACTAACATGCCATGCGTAGAACCTGGTCTGTGGGTATTCATCCTTGAGTTCTACAAACGATTCTAAATTAGGAACGGCATCGTCATACATTATGGCTTTTGTATAGTTTGCCTTGTTTAATAAGTTACGTATAATAATCTTTTTCTTTTCTTCTGTTTGCATCTTACCTTGCATGTTGCCTGCACGATATACATGTACCTTACCCATGTCAACGCCATACTTGCGGAATGTGTCCAGGAATAGTTCACGATCATCAAAGTCTGCACGGGCAGTGACCATAACAACTTTATTACCTGTGGCAATGTCTTGCTTGAGTTGATCAAGCATAGGAATGATAGGTTTGGCGTTGTTGAAGAATTCTTGCGCATTGGCAAAATCGCCAAAATCAAACTGTTCACCGTCTTGCAGTTTGTAATGTGTAAAGTCGTGACTGTTAAGACTCTTAATTACTTGCCCGTCTTTAATCACATGCACCTTAGTCTGTGTATTCACTAAAGTATCATCAATGTCAAATATGACTAATTTACGTGGAGTAAATTCTTTTACTCTCATTTCATAATCCATGTGTCTGGAATTTGATCATATTCCTTAACCCACATGTCATGTAACTTCTGTCCGCTTATGCCATGTGACTTGGCAATGCGTGTCATTATCTGATCAATAATATCGTACACCTGATCGTCTGTAGCTGTTTGTAATGTTGCTTTCTTGGCTAACAATGCTGACTTGAGCTCTGGTACAGCTTGATTGTCTTTACTATGATCCATGTTCTCGATGATCATGTCTACCATTTCTTCTACACTTTCACAATTCCATCTGCGTAATGCCAATGCTTTAGGTGTAGGTTTACCGTTAGGCTTTTTCATTGGGCCTTTGTTGCCACTCATTCGAGCACAAAAACTCTTGCGGCGTTTGGCATCTTTACTACCTGCTTTTAACTTGCTAGGCTTGGTGGTAACTGCTGTCTTTAACTTGCTACCTGGATTCTCTCTGCGATAAGCATTAACAGCTTTTTGACTTAGTCCGTCTGTCTTATCTTTCTTATTGACCTTGTTCCAGTCTTCGTCTAACGCTTTTTTAAAACCTTTGTTAGGAATCCATCCTGCTATGGGTTTACACTTACAAGTGCCTGGCTTACAACTACAGTTGGTCATGCCACATTGTTTACAGCGTTGTTGAGATTCTTCAATGCTTTCATTGGGCACACAGTTTCGTACCTGCTTGCCTGTGGTAGCACTTTTCTTAGTACCTGCGGCATGATAACCAGTCCAGCATTTAGTGTAACCATTTGAGTCCTTTGCACCTTTCTTAATCTCCATGATGTTGCCATGTGTTTGGCACATGCCACACGACTCACAGACCATTTCCATCTCGACACTTTCATTGTGTTTGTTTTTACCAGCGCAGTGAGCCTTTTGACTGAAGCCTTTGGGATGGCTACAGTTAATACTCTTTTTGTACTTTTGGCTCCATCCTTCGGAGATTATTTCAGTTATTTTCATCTTCTTCTTCTTCCTTAATTACTGGATACGGTAATCCAACCATGCCACAACCTAACCGGGCAAGACCTTCTAATATATCATTAAACAGGACTGTAAGGGTTTCTCGGGCGGTCATATCCGTCATCCTCTGGGTATACTGGGTAGTCATTGGGGTTCATCAGTTGCACCAAGTTTGCTTGGCATCGCCATAATACTCACGAGCAAAGCCGTTGGCAATTAGTTGAGCACGTAGACTCTGTCCGTTTAGAATGAGGTCGCCCAATACACGACCACCGAATTTATCCCAACCATATAGAATGACTTGTCGTTGTTGGCTGGCGTTAATGAGACCTTTAGTGAAAACGGAAGCGGCTTCACCACGTTGCTTTTCGCTGTCGCATTGACCTCTAAATCCTTTTTCCGGAGTATCGACGCCATAGATTCGTACCGCAAGTTCGGGCTTAAGGGGTGCAGGTAGAAAGGGTGCGGCGATAACAACTGTATCGCCATCCGTTACTCTGATAATTTGTGCGTCATAGGTAACGCCTTGGGGTGTTTTTTGTGCAAATGCCAGTACTGGGACTAACAATAGTAATACTAATAATCGTTTCATGTGTACTCCGTGTTAACAGAGTATTTATTAGAAATTATTGTTAAACCATCCTATTTTCTTACCGGCAACTATGCGCTTTTCGTGTTCTTCAACTGAACCTGGCCAGCGCCATGCCCAAATAGCAACAATAGCCATAAAGCAAGCGGTACTGATAATCCCAATAGGTTTTACACCTGAGAAAGACATGATGAGTAAACTTGTACTCATCATGGCCAACATGAAAAACTTCATCTTAGTTGGAAACACCCGCTTGGTATTCCAGTTGGTTAAAAATGGACCAAACAATTTGTGATTGTATAACCAGGCATGCATCTTGGGCGAGCCCTTGGCAAAACAATAGGCCGCGGACACTACAAAGATACTGTAGGGTATGCCGGGCGTAACAAGCCCGACATACGCCATGCCTAAACTAATGAATCCTAAGACTTTCCACAGGAATCGTTTTATCGTATGTATTCTAACCATTCTTTAAACCTCACGTTGAAGCCTTGCTTCTTACGCTTATTTACAAGATCGAAGAAGTCCGGTTTGTAAGGTTTGATTTTTGGCTTCCATCCCTTAGTTTTGTCTGCCTTAGCGGCATTACATGGGCCACAAGCTGTACATGTATTTTCCCAGGTAGTCTTACCGCCTTGGCTTACAGGCAACACATGATCTAATGTAGACTCTTTGCGATCCACACTGGTACCACAGTATTGACAAATACCGTTGTCTCGTAGATGTACATTACTGCGGCTAAAACGCACAGCATATTTTGGTTTCATGTAATCACGCAACATGATTACACTAGGCACTTGGGTTTCCCAGCGGGCAGAATGCACTATCCAATTTTCGTGATAAAGCAATACATCGGCTTTGTCTAAAACCATGTATTTGATTGATTCTTCCCAAGGGATAACGCTTAACGGCATAACACTTATTGGCAAGCCGTCAGCATTTAGTACTAACGTATCTGACACTTTGAACCTCTTTCTAGTTGTGTTTACAGACCCAACCTATGAAGTATACATTATATACTTACAATGTATTTACGTCAAGTTCGATTACAATAAAATGTTATGGGCAAACTCTTGTCCGGATCGATCTAGGGCCGCACACCATTGATCGTTATTATCCGATCCAAATACAAGTTCATTGTCGTAATTAGCTAGGAGCCAACTCTTATCGTGTGTCCAAGGAGGGATGCCTTTTATTTCACCATGCAATTGGTTCGGACTCCACCCACACATGCCCAAAAATAAACGCCATTGTTGGGGGACATCTCCCATTGCTAGTCTAGGTAATATATCATCTGCTGAACTTAACGAAAACTGTCCGTTAACCTGCATAGTATTTTTACTGACCCAATCGTTGCTGTGTAAGAAGCTAAGACTTTTAACATTGACAGGGCCGCCGAGATAAACAAAGCCCGGAACATCTATTGTAAACCCTAGTTGTTCTCCGAACTCTACTACACTCATCTGACTACGTTTGTTTAAGACTACACCTACACTGCCTTGACTGTGGTTTTCAGTAATTAAAATTACTGATTTATACCAAAAGTTATTTTTTACTGCCGGTGGTGCTATTAATAATTTACCTAATGGATTCATGCAGATATTTAGTTATGCAAAGCGTCTGACAGATTGTTTTACGTCACCTACTGTGATAGAGCCGTCCTTATTACGATCTAATCCTTTGTTCTGTCTGTAGACTGCACCACTGAATCCATTAGCGCCTGACAATCCTAGTACATGGCTGTCTGGATAACCGATGTACTTAGGCATAAAGGTAGCCATGTATAAGTCACCAGCTGATCCGTCACCAACTCCAGTCATCTTGTAATATTTGTAAACATAATCTAACTGTTGCACACCGTCCATCTTGCCTAGCTCATCTGTAGTTGTACCTAAACGTCTAGCTGTGTCTGGCATAAATTGTATTAGGCCGGTTGCGCCGCCGCTGGCATTTCTTGCGGCTGGATTAACACCTGACTCTTGTTTCATTACGGCCAACATTGCGTTTGGAGTTGTGCCTAGTGCGGCTGCAATTTTTTCTAATTTCTTTTTAAAGTCTGGATCTTGAATTGTACTAACATCAATCTTTTGTGCATCAACACTATCAGGACGGGCCAGTACCTCTTTATACTTGCCGGAGATCTCTGGATGTGCTTCGGCAGCTCGACGTGTGTATGGGCCAAGGCGACCGTCTAGTCCGTCTTGATTAGGGCCAAACTTGCCTAAGTTTGCACCCTTGGCTTTTAACTCTTTTTGCATTGCCAGTACTTGACTATCAAATGCTTCGTTGATTATTTTAAATTCGTTAAAACGCATGTTAACTCCAATCTGGTAATGGGCCGCCGTACTTTGCGCCCTTAATTCTATGACCACCTACTGTAACACGACTTTTGGGACTCTTACCTAGCTTGTGACTTTTCTCACCATCCCTAGCACGTAACCCTTGACTCTTACATGATGCTAGATTGCTCGCACCTAAATCTTTATCTGGTTTACTGCTAGTACATAATGCACGACTAGCTTTACCATGTTCGTCCAGCGAGGTGTGATCTACTTCGCCGCAAAAAGAACAAGATGATTTATATCTAGATTCTGTAGCATGGCCTCGAGCAGGACGACTTCCTGTACGGGCAGGGCGTTGTGGATTTGTGCCGATAGCGGCTTCGCTGATAATGTCAGTAATTCTCATAGTAATGTATTTATTCTTCTTACTGATCTAAGAATTCAAATACATTTAACCATTTACGCTTGCCTATAGTAGCTTTTAACTTGGTTAGGTCAGCCTTTGTAGTATGTCGCATACGCTGTTTTTCAGCATCTGGTACTGGTTCAAACTCTAACTCTACACCTTCTTGTTCTGCTATTTCTTCTGCTATGTCTAGAAAGCTGTGTGTTAAGCCTGCGCCACAATTCCATATTCCAGAGCCGTTAACTTCTTTAATAAAATCTATGTGTAGGCGGCATACATCACCGACCCAAGTCCAGTCACGCTTGATATGTTCTGCTGTTTCCCATACAGTAATCTTGCCCTCTTTGCGAGCCTGGGTACGCCATTTGACAATAGCATTAGCACGTTTACCGCGTAGGTGCATCCACTTGCCGTAGACATTAAAGTAACGGAACCCCTGTACATATATGTTTACATCTTGTTGTGGCCACCAACGATCAAAGAGATACTTAGACCATGCATAAGGTGTTTGTGGATGACAGGGAGCATACTCACTAAAGTCTTTACTATCACCGTAGACACTACTCGAGCTAGCATACTGTAAGTTTACCCCATGCAAATTGCACTCGTTGAACAACCACTGAGAGAACTCGTAGTTTTGTTTGAGTATGGCTTCTACATCAGTACAAGTCATGTCGGCAATAGCACCTAGGTGTATTACCCAGTCATAGCCACTTACGTCAGGACGCTCTGTTGGATGCCATTCATAGCCGTCAATGTGCCAACCTTCTTCTTGATTAAGCCAAGCAAGCATGTTGCGGCCAATGAATCCCTCATGGCCAGTTACTAGTATTCTCATGTAACTATTTACTTACAGTTTAATGTCTGGGAACTGAGAAACGATTAACGGAATAATTGCTTGGGCTTCGTCGTTGGTAATGTTTGACAGCATCCTATTAAGTATCCTAGGTAGGACCTGCATGTTTTCGGGAGCATCAATTTGTTGTTGAGTCCACCCTAGTCGTACACCTTCGTCTCTACTAACGATATGATCTAGTTCTGGAATATGCCAGTCTTGATCATGCCTGTCAGTAACTACTTGATTTTCGCCCTTGCCCCAATCAAACTTACGTTCTACACCTACATAGTCTACCCAAGTATCGGGACACTTGTCATACATAGTCTGGCACTGTTGCGGAGTCCATTTGTATTTGCTACGGTAAGGACCAAATATTGCTAGATACTTGTAGTCGCCCTTACGGTCAAAACAAAAGTCGTCATACAACTTATTAGTGAAGTATGTATTCTCTTCATAACGTCTATGGGGCTTGCGTTTAGCAATAGCCTCATTTAGTTTTTGATAATTCTTCATTAGTCTGAGAATGGCATTTTAAAAGGAGGCATGTACTTAACATGTTCCTTGCCATCTTCATCTTTGCTTGTGCCGGCCTTGACAGCCTGCCAAATAATACTAGACTTCTTAGTAGGCTGATACTTTACTACAACTTGTCTAATACCTTCAGCAAGCAACACTGGCTCGCTAGCATCATTACCAACTTCATGAAGTTCACAATATGCATCTTTGGCTCGGTACACTTGATCACGCAACTGACGAGCACTGCGTGATCCATATTTTTCATGCAATGCTTCGTAGATAGCTTGGTCCACGGCTGTAGACGATCCAATGTTACCTTGTTGTTTTAAGAACTCACAGATACCCCAACTAACGTTAGTGGCAAATACGCAATCTGTAAACAACCGCATATTGATGTTAACACTACGGCTCCATATTTCAAACCCGTATTTGTCCAAGTATGTAAGCATGTTACCAATACCAGTTAGTGCTTTACTTTGACGACTACTTTCACTCTTGTCATCTTTGTCTAATACTTTAACGCCATTGGCATTAAACACCCGCCATGCTTTGAGATAGCGTTCTTCGTCGGGCGTCAATGGCATCTTCAGCTTTTCTTTCTCACGTGCCAGGTTAGTGCCGTTACGCCACTTGTCATACTCACTTGCGGCTAGCGATACAATGTTGATAGAGTGATACTGTTCAGCATCAACAATTGCCAGCATTCTAGCAATGTCATTAAATTCCATATAATTCATCGGCATATCGTCTACACCTACAATACAACTAGCCAGTGTTCGATGCTGTGCATCGTTAACTACTTTGTCGCCGTTATCCATTTCTCGTCCAGTTGCTGGTTGCACTAGATGAGGTTTGTAGTTAAACACTAAGTCGCCAATTAGATGTTTAGCACGGACCATACGTTGTTGACGATAGTTAATCCACATCTCAATAATTTTAACAAACGATCTTTTACCGTCTGCATCGGGTACTGGTTGACGATACAGCATACCCGGCCCCCATAGCTTTTCAAAGTATGGCAATTCCATTCCTTCAAAAATGCCAGCTTCTTGACAATGATTAAGAACAAACATAATAACGTCTTCTACCTTAGCATATCCGTCATCATCCATGATATCTGTAACGTCGAGTAGCTCATTAATCTTACTCATTCTGCGTTGAATCTCAACAGGATCAAAATCCTTAACGGACTTGCGCTGACTTTTTGGGCCACATAGCCCTGTAAGGTCATCACCATATTTGTCCGTAATACATTTTAGATAAGCCATTTTTTACTTTCTGTGTGTTAATATGTTTATATTATAATACCAATAGATTCAAACGTCAACTGTTTTAAATACCGTTTCGGTTATAGACGACGGGCATTTCGCATACATACTTGTTATTATATGTGTTCATAATCAAATTGCAGTCGCCACCTGTAACTTTGGAGCCAGCATGGTCTCCTAAACTTTTACCCGTAACAACATATGAGCCCACACTGGCTACAGAGTATGCGGCACACCCTGTTAGCGTGGTTGAGGCAATTGCGAGAATCGAGATAAGAAAGCTTCTTGTCTGCATGAATACTCTTGTAGTGTCTGTGTGTTAATATAAGTAACCCAAGGGTCACCGTCTTTTAATTCTAATACTGTGACTCGGAATGTTCTATCTCCGCCACCATATAGTTCGTTCAATTTCATTGTACAAGCATCCTAACAAGTCCAATCGCATCAATTGACACTAGCAAGATGTAGTTAGCCAACATGCCAAATGATTTCCGAGTATAACTAGCCCAAGCATACATAGCACAGCCAGCAATCCAAATAGGATATAACGCGAGTAATGGCGGATTTGGCACTGTGACGGCCATAGTGATACTGCACCCAATGCTAA